GTCGTAACCGTGCAGTGATCACACAGCAGCCCCGCTCATGCGGGGCTGCTGCATTGTGGCGTGGGCAGTTGGCTATGCTTGCCCTATGGCGGCATGAGGCTTGGAAGACGCTGCGCGCTGTGAACGGCGCGCTGATGCGTTCACGCAGCGGCGACGAAGCCACACGGCCACGCAACATTAAACAGATGTTTCTGCAAACCTCACGTCGCGTTCTGACCGTGACTTCTAAGTTGGCGGACGAATGGAAACGGGATCGTCTTATGAGTAGGCAAAGCCGCTTCGAAACAACCACGTACCGCGAACACGAGGTCCGCGTACGCGTCGAGCAGGCTTCCCCGGATGCCAAGTGGACGCTGTGGGTGGATGTGTACGCGCTCGGCGGCAAGCGCCAACCGCGCATTGCCGGTAACGGGCCAGGTTATGGGACGTACCAGGAGGCGATCGCGCACGGGTTTCGTGCGGGCCGGCAGTTGATCGATGGGCAGTTTGAGACCGCCGATGCGTAATGGGCTGGGATTGGGAGTAGGGGGCGGGATTGGTGATTCGGGATCGGTAGGTTCTGCTGGTTGCTTCTAGGTACCGCCTTTCTAGGGCCACCCCGCGCTTTGTTGCGATCATCGCGTCCGCTGCTACAGCGTGCTGATTGTCACGCTGCGATTGACCGCCAACATTGTGTTCATTGCCATGCTTGCGCTAACGGTGACGCACATATGGCGCTGCGATCGACTGCTAACTAAACCAGCTTCGGCATCACCAAGCTCCACACCATGCGGTAATCTGCTCGGGTGCATCGGTCCGTCAAAGGCGTTTGTAGAGCGGCGGCGGGACGTAACTCTTAAATATGATTCTCAAAGCCCAGCCGCCGCTGGGCTTTTTCGTTGTGGTTACCGATACACGATCTTGCAGCTATAGACGCTTGAATCGTTGTAGGTACACGCCGCCCAGCAGACAGGGTGACGCGTAGACAGGTAAACTTTCGCGTCCGCTGCACGGCCCGACATGCTCGCCATCTCGCTGCCAGACACACGGGCCTATAGCTCAACGGTTAGAGCAGAGGACTCATAATCCTTTGGTTCCAGGTTCGAATCCTGGTGGGCCCACCATGAAATCAAAGGCTTAGCTCACGCCAGGCGCCTTGATTCGAGGCTGCCGGGAAAATTAGCGGCGCTTTGGCGGTTTTACCACCGGCAGTGCATGGTCATAGCGGCCTGTCATTGCTGCTGTCACATGCCCTGCAGCGTCTTGTTTGTCGCCCCGGTTACCCACTGTGTCGGTAATGCCGCGATGCTTGAGGCCGTGTAGCGAAAAGCGCTCCTGCTTCGAAATGATCCCGTCTGTCATTGCAAGTGTGATGAATCGCTGCCAGGCACTATCCAGCGATGACTTAGCCATCGGGTTACCTGACTGTTCAACCAGTAGGCGCCGATCCTCAGCCTTAATGGGCACTGCAAAATTTCGACCGTTTTTAGTCCAGATAGCGGTGCGTCGTGCTACGAGGAAATTCCACGCTTCGATCATTTCTGGATCCCACTCGGTGAGCGTGTCGCGTGACCCCTTGCGCCGTTGAGCATGGATGCCTGTTGGCTGCTTATGTGTGTCGTTGAGTGTGCACACCTCGATGCCGCGTAGGCGCGCGCTATACGCCAGCACCATGACTGGCGCGAGATAGCTTGGGCAGCTTCCCTTTGTATGCGGCGGAAGCGAGCCGCGTTCTCTAGCGAAGGCCAGCACCTTTTCGAAGGCGGTCGGCGTTGGCATCCGGTGTTTCTTTGCTTCGCGTGCTTGTCTCACGCCGATGGCTGGATTCGATCTGATACGCCCAGGCTTTTCTAGACATCTCAAGGCCATGGAAAATGGCTAATTCGGAGGTGTCCATGAGCAGCAAGCGGTATACGGATGAGTTCAAGATCGAAGCGGTCCGGCAAGTGACCGATCACAGGTTCAAGGTGGCAGAAGTTGCCGAGCGCCTGGGTGTCACCACGCACAGCCTGTACGCCTGGATGCGCAAGTTCGGCAAGCGCGGCGTCGTGCAGCGCGCCGAGGTGGACCAGAGCGCCGAGGTTCGGCGCCTGAAGGCCGAGTTGCGCCGAGTGACCGAGGAGCGCGACATCCTAAAAAAGGCCGCCGCGTACTTTGCCAATGGGTAAAGGCAAAGTACGCCTTCATGCAGACCCATCGCGGGGAATTTAGGCTGTGCGCGATGTGCCGGGTGTTGCGGGTGAACCGGGCCGGTGACTACGCTTGGCTAAAGTCGCCCAAGAGTGAGCGCGCCAAGGAAGACGAACGCCTGCTGGGGTTAATCAAGCGCCAGTGGCTGGCCAGCGGCAGTGTCTATGGGCATCGCAAGATCACCAAGGATCTGCGCGATCTGGCGGAGCGCTGCAGTCGCCATCGGGTGCATCGGTTGATGCGTGCGGAAGGGTTACGTGCGCATGTGGGGACTATGGGCGCAAACCCCGCTTCCATTGCGGGACTGAGTACGTCGCCGCAGCCAACCTGCTTGATCGGCAGTTCGATGTCGCTGAGCCGAACACGGCCTGGGCGAGCGATTTCACCTTCATCCGCACGCATGAAGGCTGGATGTATCTGGCTGTGGTGATCGATCTGTTCTCCAGGCAGGTCGTCGGCTGGGCGATGCGCGATCGGGCCGATACCGAGTTGGTCGTGCAGGCCCTGCTATCGGCAGTATGGCAGCGCAAACCCAGATCGGGTTGCCTGATCCACTCGGACCAAGGATCGGTCTACACCATCGATGACTGGCAGAGTTTCCTGGCATCCCATGGCTTGGTGTGCAGCATGAGTCGGCGCGGTAACTGCCATGACAACGCCCCGGTGGAGAGCTTCTTCGGCCTGCTTAAACGCGAGCGGATCAGGCGGCGGGTCTACCCCACCAAGGACGCCGCGCGCGCGGAGGTGTTCGACTACATCGAGATGTTCTACAACCCACAACGCCGTCATGGTTCAACCGGCGACCTGTCGCCTGTAGAGTTTGAACGGCGCTACGCGCAACGAGGGTCTTGAGTGTCTACGGAACCCAGGGCGTATGACACCGCCCCGCCGAACGACTCGACGACCATACGGACGCTGTTGGCAGTGCCCTTACGCCGCTGGATCGCCATGGCGCTGCGCAGGCGCGAGCGCTTGATCGCATCGCTCCAGTCGGCCTTCCAGTCGTCCACCGACAGCGTCCAGGCCAGCCACGGCAGATGGCCAGCCGGGCACGTGTCCGGATTCCACAGATCCGGGTACGGCAGCGGGATCGCTTCCAGGCGATCGGTGACGGCGGCCAGGGCGCGCTCCATCTTGGTGGCGTTGGGCGGCAGAGGGCTATTCATCGATGCCGGCGTGCACGATGTCGATCGCGGTGCAGTAGGCGGCCTGCGTGCGACTGATCCTGATGTCAGCTGCAGGCGATTCCAGCTCCACGCGCTGCACACCATCGGCAAACAGCTTGGCCTTGATCGCCGATTCCGGTACGTCGCGGCCGAGACGGTGTGCCTCGTCCAGATACGCCTGCAGGCTGCGCAGCGCCTCGCGCATGACCACCGCCGAGTCGGTGCCGGCGTAGGTGTAGACGCGTCCACGAATGGCATACGGGACGATCTTGGCGCTCTGGACCGTGACGCTGTCGGTCAGCGGGCGCACGTCATCGTTGGTAAGGATCGTAGCGACCTCGTCGAGCAGTGCCTGTGGAGCCGTGCCATCGCCCGTGCGCGATTGGACCGTGACCAGCACTTGCCCGGGTGCGGGGCTGGTGGCACTGGCGTCCATGACATCGGCCGCCGCGCTGAGTGCGTGATAGATGCAGGCGCCCTCGGGGCCAGCGACGCTGAAGCCCTCTGGAGGGTAATCCCCCCGCAGGTTAGCTGACGCCAGAAGTGGAATTTTCTCGTACCCTTTTCCGAGGAGGTTCCATGAAGACATCCCGCTTCACCGACAGCCAGATCATCTCCGTGCTCAAACAGGCCGAGGCCGGCACGCCAGTGCCGGAGCTCTGCCGCGAACACGGCATCAGCTCGGCAACGTTCTATAAG